GGTTAATAATTCGAAACAAACTTTACGAGCAGCTAATGACAAATTTCCTAATAGCCTTAAAGATGAGTTTATTCAAATAGAATTTGCCAAATATGATAGACCTTCTCCTCTTATGCCTGCCAAATTTAATACAGAATATTGTGTGTTTTTGCCTTTACCAAAAGATCTTTCAGAAACGCATTCTGTTCGCATAAATCCTCAGGATACTGGTATAATGGGTGCGGCATTTGATCAAGGAAAAAACATTGCAGATGAAGTATCTGCTACACTTGGTTCCGGAAAAGGAAGATCTAGTGCTGATCAGCTAGAAAATAGTGTAGGAATAATGTATCAGGGGGCAGCTGCCGTAGCTGGAGGTTTAGGAGGCGAACAAGTAGCTGGAATAGCAGGTCAATTTTTAAAAGCTGTTCCAAATCCACACATATCTGTATTTTTTAATGGCGTAGATATGAGACCTCCGATGGAATTTTCATGGCTTTTAAGCGCCAGAAATCAAGCTGAATCATCTAAAATTAAAGATATAATAAGACAATTTAAGCGTAGAGTATTGCCTGCGGTTTCTGTTAGTTCACAAAATGTTATGGCTTATCCACAAATGGTAAGATTGACGTTGTTCCCATGGGGACAACGGTTTGCAGAAAATAGCGCTTCTAATTGGTCAGGTACAATGCCTATTTACAAATTGGGATTAATTAGTGCGATAAACGTAAATTATTCTCCTAATGGTTTGTCTTTCTTTAATGATGAAGCGTCATCTCCCGTATTTGTAGTATTTTCTTTTACGTTTCAAGAAATTGAAGTTATTACTGGTCTTGATTATGGAAACACTGATGCACCTACACTAGGAAAAGATGCAATAAATGCCGCCAAGGACTTGGGCAAATCAGCCATGAATCTGGCTAACCCTGAGAAGAAAGCATAATGAAATACTTTTCTAACATTCCCGTTATAAGTTATGCTAATAATTTCGCAAGAAATATATTAACTCGCGCAAAAGTACTCGATAAATTTAAAGATCAGGCTTCAGTTTATTATCCATATGTTCTAGAAGAAGCAACTGGATCTGGCTTAAGATATGAAAATTTAGCTTTTGATTACTATGATGATGTAGATGATGTATGGGTATTACATCTAGTTAATCAAGTAGTTGATCCATACTATGATGTTCCATTGACTCAAGAACAGTTTGAAGCATTCATAGTTAAAAAATATGGTTCTTTACGCGCAGCCAATCAAAAAGTGGTATTCTATCGCAATAATTATGATCAAGATGAATCGATATTGACTATATCGGGGTATGATGCACTGGTCGCAGAAAGAAAACGTTATTGGACACCTACAGTTAACTTCGATAATAATATCATCGGTTATGAAAGAATTAAAGATGATACTATAGTAACGACAAATAAGATCTTAACTTTAGATATTACTTTGAATGGTAATGCCGCATTTCAAACAAGTGAAAAAGTAATTCAAGATACTTCAGGTGCTACAGGTTTTGTGACGTTTAGTAATACTACAGTGATGTCTCTTCATCATATAACCGGAACATTTAGTAATACAAGTGCTTATTATATTGTCGGTTCTGATTCAGGAGCCAATGCTTCTGTTTCAATTATCACCACTATAAAAGAAAATATTACTGCAAATGTACAAGTCTATTTTTCTCCAGTGACTGCATTTGATTACGAAAATGAAATAAATGAAAAGAAGAAGACTATTGATTTGATGGACAGTAGATACGTTTCAATGGTTCATAACACCTTTTCAGAATTGATGAATACCTAATGGCAATTGAATCTTTTCTTCCAGGCGATGTTGTCATACATCAGGCGTATGTCGGAACATTGGACAATAATAAATTCATGTTCATCAAAGATCAATTGTTGAGAATAGACATTTATGAATCTATTCTATCACCTGTGATGTTTGGTAATCTTACTTTAAATGATAATATCAATATTCGAGACAAACTTCCTATAATGGGAAATGAATGTAAACTTGTATTTGAGATTTCTGTTCCTGGTCCAACTAGTAAACCTAGAAGATTTGAATTTTTGATAACTGAAATTCTGAATGTTACGATGGGGCATGATGCTGCTTCATCTCAGTATGATCTTCAGTTCTATTCTATAGAAGTAAAGAACAATGCTAATCAACTTCGTAGAACGCCATTGGTAGGCATGCCTATCGATAATTCTATACAAATGCTTTTACAAGATGTTCTTAAGTCTACAAAGCCATTTTCATTCGACGATGAAGGAACAAAGGGACTACAAGACCTAAATTTCGTTGGAATAAAACCGTTTCAGGCTATCGATATGCTTAAAAACCAAGCTGTATCAAAAAGATATAGATCGTCTGTACATGTTTTTTATGAAGGAAGAACGAATGATAGAAATGGATTTTATTTTAAGCCAGTAGAAGCGTTGATTAATAGTAAAAGCAACTTATTAAGAGATGGTATGTTTTTTTGGGATTCTGATAGCGCAACGAGCGTTAAAAATATGACATATAGAAACATCTTAGCATATAATCATATAGTTCAAGAATCTCAGATTCAATTAATCGGCAACGGAGCATTAAATAATCAAGTAAGATCTACTGACATTAAAACTCGTGGGAAAACAGTAGTTAATTTTAATTCAGCTACTGATAATGACAGTTTTGGAAAAAGTAAAGGCGCTAAACCTCTATATACAGCTAGCCTTGAATCTTCTAATAACAAATCTCCTACTCAGATATATAATATCATGAAATCTTCTGCAATGTCTGATACATTTCTAGAACAAAAGATAGGATATGCTAAAGCATTTATAACGTTATTGACTCAAAACATTTTACGTATAATGGTATATGGAGACACCTATCTTTCTTGTGGATTTAAAGTAAGAGCAGAAGTTCCTAGTCCTACTGGTTTGACTAAAAATGGAGGAAAACAAAAAGGAGAAAATTCTGAATTTGTGTCAGGCGAATATTTAATTTCTCATGCAAGACATACTATATCGAAAACGGATTTAGACTTTAGATATTTTACATCACTAGAACTTATAAACGCATCTTATGGTAAGAGCGGAGGATTTGATACATGAAACGCTTTGGTGGTGAAGGTACATTTTATTGGTTTTATGCTGAAGTGGTTAATATCAATGATCCTGATATGTTAGGTCAATGCCAAATACGTATTGATGGATTTCATGATGAATTCTCTGATGAAGAATTACCTTGGGCTATGCCTTTATTGCCTATAACGAGTGCTAGTTATCAAACTCCTGAATTTGGTGAAGTAGGTACATCTCCTACTGGTATCTTAGTAGGAAGTTTTGCATATGGTTTTTTTGCTGATGGTTCAGCTTCAAAGATTCCAATAATTTTTGGCACTCAACCTGCAATAAAAGAAGGTGATATTAAGAATCACGACGTGCCACAGTTAGCGCGAGAAGTGAATACGTTTGCTTCTAGACCTAGAGTAGAAGGTGAACCAGAATCTTCTTATGGCGCTAAATATCCATACAATAAAGTTACTAGAACTCAAAGTGGTCATACAATAGAAATAGATGATACACCAAATGCAGAAAGAATTCATGTACATCATAAATCTGGAACTTATATTGAAATAAGCGCAGATGGTAGAATGGTTACAAAGGTTGCTACTGACAATTATCATATTGTAATGAATGATGAAAATGTCAAAATTATGGGAAAGGCAACCATTATTATAGAAGGCGATGCTAATATTACTGTTCTTCAAAATGCAAATATAGAAGTTCTTGAAGATGCTGATTTGCATGTTGGCGGTACATTAAATATTGGTTCTGCTGAAGATTTAAATCTTTCATCTGGCAAAAGCATTAATATTACTTCGGGTAAAGATATTAACTTTGACTATCCCGGTAACTTTAATAATAACTAAGGATTGATATATGCCATTTAATGCAGAAAGTATTGTTAAAGCGCGGGTTATGAGCAAGGCGAGCAACTTTGTGAATGGGTCTGTTGGTAATGTAACTGGTGCAGTTTCTGGTGCTGTAGGTGCTGCTACTGGTGCTGCTACTGGTGCTGTAGGTGCTGCTATTGGTGCGGCTGGCAGTGCTTTAGATAAATTAAAAAATGTTAGTAATGTAAAAGAATTGGTTGGTGCAAAAATAGGAATGCTAAAGGAAATGGCTAGTGGGTCTAAACCCCAAATTTTGAATGGATTAAAATCGGGAGCAGACAGTTTTGTCAAATCAATTGATCCCGGATCTATAATACCGGCGCAAATTAATTCAAAGGTAACTAGTTTGGAATCTTCTGTTTCAACTTTAAATTCTCAAGTAGCATCATTGTTACCTTAAGAACAGTATAAATATTCGAATAAGGATTTAAAGATGACAGCACCTTCAGTAGCAGATAGATATTCAGCACAGAAATCTAAGGATCAGTTTTTATATTCTGATTTTTTGACAAATTTTAATGCTCATCCAGATTCTAAGCAGTTAATGACCATTAAGAATGAAGCTGCAGTCACACGTTCTATTCGTAACCTATTGTCTACGAATAAATATGAAAGATTATTTCAACCAACTATCGGTTCTAATTTAAATCACTTTTTGTTTGAAGACATCTCTGCATTTACATCTACTGCTATTAAGTCTGCGATAATTCAAACGATAGAAAATTATGAACCAAGAGCAAAAATAATAGATGTTATAGTTAGTCCTTATCCAGACGATAATGGATATGTAGTGACGTTACTTTTTTATATCACTACGATAGCTAATCCAATAACAGTAAACATACCTCTAATTAGAGTAAGATAATGGCTGCAAACACAAGCATAAATTTAGTAAACTTAGATTTTACTTCTCTCAAAGAAAGTCTTAAGACTTATCTTAAGACTCAAAATACCTTCAAAGACTATGATTTTGAAGGAAGTAATATAAACGTATTGCTTGATGTCCTTTCATATAACACATATATGAACACGTTTTATTTGAATATGATCGGCAATGAAATGTTTTTGGATAGTGCGCAGTTAAGAGAAAGCGTTATCTCTCGAGCAAAAGAACTTAATTACACTCCGAGATCTTTTAAGTCAGCCCGTGCAACTGTTACTCTAACTATTCAAACTGATGGTAGTGTAGCTTCTGTTACTATGCCAAAAGGTACTACATTTAACGCACGTATTGGTTCTAATACGTTTACCTTTTCAACTGATGAAAATAAAGTAATCTCGGGTGCCAATAGTACATTCATATCTGATGAAATTGTAATCTATGAAGGTCAATATGTTAATGATACTTTTACTGTAAATAATTCGGATACATCACAGCGATTCATACTTTCTAATCCAACTATTGATACTGCTTCTTTGACGGTAGCAGTGATTGAAGATAATGGTGCAGAAATCTTATCGTATCTAAAAGCAACTTCTTTGTTTGATAAGCAATCTAATTCTCAGATATTCTTTGTTCAAGGCGCCGAAAATGATAAGTATGAAATTCTTTTTGGTGACGGAGTACTTGGAAGAAAGCCAAAAGATAACTCAATAGTAGTGTGCGAATATCGCATCTGTAAAGGCGAACTTCCAAACGGAGCATTTAAATTTACGTCTGATGGCGCTATTCAAACATTTTCAAATGTAGCAGTAACCACTGTATCCGCGGCCGCGCAAGGTGCTATTCATGAGTCAATTGAGTCAGTTAAGTTTAATGCTCCAAGATATTTTACTACACAAGAAAGAGCAATAACTGCTGAAGACTATAGAAATCTTCTTCTTTTAAATTTCCCTGAAATCAATGCTGTATCGGTATATGGAGGCGAAGAAGCTATTCCTCCAGTATTTGGAAAAGTCTTTATTGCAATAGATCTCAAGAATGTAGACGGCGTTCCCAATATACGAAAGCAGCAATATTACAATTTTATTAAACCAAGATCTTCGCTGTCTATTGATCCTGTGTTTATCGATCCAGATTTCATGTACGTAGATATGGTTTCTACTGTTAGATATAATTTGAACACTACTGCGTTAAATAGCGAATCTCTTAAACAATTAATTTTAACTGCTATACAAGATTATAATGGAGCATTTCTTGATGATTTTAACACTACTTTACGCTATAGCAATCTTATTAAAACTATAGACTCGGTCGATAGAAGTATATTAAGTAATGATACAATAATCAGACCTATACGAGTAGTGCTCCCAGAAATAGGAATAGAAAAAAATTATGACATAGATTTTGCGCAAGAACTTGAAAACAATTTTGCAGATCTTAAGAAAACTCATCCTAGTAGCTATATTTCTACAATTGAATCTACTAATTTTGTTGTTCAAAATAAATTAGTAAGTTTGAAAGACGATGGAAAAGGTAATATTACGACAATTACTTTAGATGGAACCAATAACGTAGTAGTAAATATTGTCGGCACAGTAGATTATGAAACAGGTAAAATTCAACTTCAAAAATTAAATATAACGCAGTATATTGGTTCTGGTATTAAGATTTTTGCCCGTACAAAACGAAAAGATATATCTTCATTGTTAAGAACGATTTTAACGATTAAAGATGAAGATGTTCATATTAATATCGTTTCTGAAAGGGAATAATAAGTGAAAGATATCGTCACTTACATCTCCCCGCTTATTGAGTCACAATTCCCTTCTTTTTACAGAGAAGATGGTCAAGTCTTTGTAACGTTTGTGAAAGCTTACTATGAATGGCTAGAACAAGCAAATAATACGCTTTATCATTCAAGAAGATTATTAGAATATCGTGATGTAGATCAAACAGTAGATAATTTTCTAGTCCATTTTAAAGAAGAAACTCTTAAGAATATTCAGTTTGATACGGCTACAAATAAACGGCTTTTCATAAAGAATGCTCTAGATTTTTATAGATCTAAGGGTACAGAACGTTCAGTAGATCTCTTCTTTAAATTAGTTTATGCACAAAGTGCCTCTGTTCGTTATCCCGGCGATGATGTTTTCAAGCTTTCAGATAACACATGGAAGATTCCGATTTACATTGAAGTTACTGAAACTCCATATAATTCAGCGTTCGAAGGGAAACAAATTACTGGCGTAAATAGTGGTGCTACTGCATTCGTTGATAATTATTCTGTTAAAAAGAAGATCAACGATCAGACAGATTCATCAGGAAATAAAGTAAAAGTTTCTAAAAATATCCATGTATTTTTCTTGAGCAATTTAAAAGGCAACTTTAAGTACGGCGAAAAGGTAATACATACTGGCACGACTGATCCAAGAAATACTCCTGTCATTACTGGTTCATTAAATGAATTAGAAGTCCTTACTGGTGCGTCAGATTATGTCGTAGGCGATATCGTCACTCTTACGTCAAATACCGGAATGAACGGTAAAGCGATCGTAACTTCTACATTTAATACTACTGGTCAAGTAGAGTTTTTATTATTAGAAGGTGGTTGGGGTTATACGAACTCTCCAAAAATTATAATTGCAGAAAAAACATTACAAGTTAATAATGTTATTGTTTCAAACGGATCTTTGATCAATCCCTTTATTCAATTTGAAACGTTTGTTCAGCCTAAAGCTAATATTGATTTTCAAGGAATGTCTGGAACGTTTCAAACAAATAATCTTATTTACAATTATTATGCAAACAATACACTTTCTGGATATGGTCAAATAGTTTCAATCAATGTTTCAACTATTGATTCGACAACAGGAAATCTATACGTTTCAGTTATTTCCGGCAATCTACAATCGAATGCTCGATTCTATAATTCCGATAATACGATTTATGCTAATACTGTAACTTATACTGATTTAACTGCTACTGCAAATATTGTTGCATTTACTACAAATAATAGTTTAATTCTTTCAGATTTACAAAATGGAGTTTTAGTTGTAAAAGGCGAACAAGTATATCAGTCCAATTCTACTGTCGAATGGGCAAATGCTACAGTGCAAACTGTGTCTAGAGCTGGCTCTAATCTTGTCGTAGAAATTTCAAATACTCAAGGCGCGTTCTTATCTAATCAAAGAATACGCGGCAGAGCTTCTTCTGCTAATACACTTCTAAGTTCATATTCTACATATATCGGCATCAATGATAGTTCTACGACTTCTGTTGCTTCTGTTACAATTACTGCGAATGGAGCTAATTATTCAAACGGAGATGTAATAAGTTTTACATCTACAACGGGTTATGGAACATATGCAAGAATAACGACTACTGCAGGCGGTAATGTTTCTGCTGTCACGATAATAAGACGTGGATCCGGTTATTTAACTACACCTAGTGCTACAATTGCAAATAGTGCAAATCAGTATTTTTTCAATGCAAATACTGATGTTTCTAATACTACAGATTTTATCACAATTTCTAGTCATGATTTTATAAATGCGCAATATGTTGAGTACAAAGTCACTGCTACAAACACTGCATTAAGCGGATTGACCAATAATACTAAATATTACGTAAGAACTGCAAACTCTCTTGGTATAACGGTTTCTACTGCTCCAAAAGGAAACGTAATTAATATCACTGCTGGTGCTACTGAAAATGGACACTCATTTACACCTGTAATATCTGGAGGATATGGCGCATTTTTTACTCCAGTTTTAGGTAGCTCAATAGATTATAATAATGGCCTATTTTTATATGGTACACGATCAAATACTACCGCGTATCTTACAGCAGTTGGTCAAGGCAGTTTAGCATCATTCCAAGTTGCAAGTCTTGACGATGAAGAAACTGTTTCTTTGAACTCAGATTTTCTTTACAGTAATAACATTTATGGTGCTGATTATTTAAATATCATTATTAATGGTAGTAGTAATACCGCTCTTTCTGGATCAAATGCATACGGATTTCCAGCTAATCCTGCAGCAAACTTATCATCTGGCACTTTACAAAGTTTATTAGCTATTGACGACTTTACTATCGGTACCATAAGCTTAATTAGTAAAACTAATCCTGGTGAAGACTACAACTTAGATCCATTGGTTACGATAATAGAACCTGTAGTTTACGGTCATAAGAAACACGATTATATACTCACTACACGAGAAAATACAGCAAGTTTCTTAGAGGGTGAAAATTTACTATTCATTTCACGAAAAGCTTTTGATGGTAAAAATGATATATCTAGCAGTTTTATCAGTATTACAAATAATATTTGGGCTAATGGTACTATCGTAACCTATAGCGTCGATAACGGTAATACTGTAATCGGAGGTCTTGCTAATAATTTTAATTATTATGTGGTACAATCAAATACAATTGGATTAAAACTATCGACCATTATAGATGGATCTGCTATTGTACTTACTCCAACCGCGACTTCTGAAATTGGTCATTATATTCAGAATGGAAGTTATTCTAAACTTGGTTTAATTAAAAATATCATAGATGAAAATACTTTACAAGTTACAAGAACTTCTATGTTTGGCGAAATTCCAGAATATGCTAATTCATATGCAAAAGGTGAAACTTCTGCATTTATATCTATGATTTCTTTAGCAGGAAAAGATAAAACTTTCTCTGGATTAAATGCTGAAGTGTCTGCTAACGTTGTTACTGCAAATGGCGCAGTTGGTTCTTTGATAGTACTTGATTCTGGTTATGGATATGAACGATTTGATATATCATCCTTTGCACGAGAAAAAGATCCTGATGCTACTTTAGGAATAGCAAAAGCAATCGTAGAGCGTCAAGGCAAAGGCGAAGGTTTCTATGAATATACGAAAGGCTTTTTAAGTCAAGATAAATATATACATGATGGAGATTTTTATCAAGACTATTCGTATGAATTGGTGAGTAGAGTGCCTTTTGAAAGATACTCAGAAATGCTGAAGAAAGTTCTTCATGTTGCTGGTACTAAGATGTTTCCAGCAGTAGAAGTAGAAAGCAATATTTCTCTACCAATAGCTGCAAGTAAAACTATTGAATTAAGAACGTCATTTAATCCTACATCTAATGTAAACGTGTCAATCGATTTTATTAGTTTGCCAAACGGAAATAACAGCGTTTTATTGTTAGGTAATACGGATATAATTGTTTATGATGTCGATACGGGAAATACAGTAATAACTGGATTAGCAAATGGCACTTCTTATTATATTGCATATGCCAATTCTACTGGATTTAAATTATCTACTACAGCAAATGGTTCTAGCATAGTGAATTTACAAAGTCCATTGCCAAATGAAGTTGGTCATGGCATTACTAATATTCTATAAAAGAGAGTAAGATGGCAAATAATAAGTTAATTACGAGTTATTTTAGACTGCACAACGTAAAGCAGTTCATAGAATCTATAGATGAACCTGCTAATACGATATATTACGTTTTCGGTGGTAAGCCTACTCAATATAGTTTAGGTGATAATACTATTGATGCACCGAATAGCAGTGTTCAGAGTTTGAATACTAATGTCTTCGATGAAATGGTATTTGCCAAAAAGGTTACTACTTCAGATGTAGCAGTAATGGCTAATCGATTTAACTGGACTACTGGTACTGTTTATGACATATATGATAGTCAAGATGGTGCTCTAGAAGATAAGCAATTTTTTGTTATATCTCCAGAAGGCGGCACATATTACATTTACAAATGCCTCTTTAATAATAATGACAATCCAGCAACAAGTCAACCACTCTTTAGTGCGACTGGTGCAGATGATGTCATATATGAAACCGCTGATGGTTATATTTGGAAGTACATGTATAAAGTAGATGCTACTACTTTCAATAAATTTTCTACTTCTCTTTATATGCCGATTATAGTTGATGCAAATGTTACATCCAACGCTATTTCTGGTGCAATTGATGTAATTAAGATCGAAAAAGGCGGGTTATTTTATAATAACTATCTTTCAGGTTCTTTTACCTCATCTGATGTACGATACGGCGGTATTCCATTAAAATATAGAATAGCATCAGGCGACGCTTCTACTACTAATGATTTTTATACAGGATGTATAATCAAAATTATAACGGGAATAGGATCAGGTCAATATAGAAGAATTACAAGTTATACCACTGACGGCGAATATAAATTCATCTATATCGATACGCCTTTCACTACTACTCCTACATCTTCTACCTTTGAAATAACTCCAGAAGTAGTAGTTTATGGTGATGGAAGACAAACTTCAAATGTTGCAGCTCGAGCATTAATTAATGCTACTTCATCTAATACGATCTATAAAATCGATGTACTAAATCGTGGTTCTGGCTATTTCATGGCATCAGCTAATGCATATGCATTTCCAGTCGTCAGAGTTTCTAATACTGTAAATGATGCAAGTCTACGACCAATTATCGGACCAAAAGGCGGGCACGGCCATAACACAGAAGATGAATTATATGCCAATCATCTTGGCATAAGCGTTAAGTTTTCTAATACTGAAAACGGCACTATTTCTACTGATAATGATTTTAGAACGGTAGGTGTTCTTAAGGATCCCAAATTTTACAATGTAAAATTGAATTACAATTCATTAAATGGATCAGGATTTACTGATACAGAAGAAGTAATTCAGTTAGACATAAAGCGTCTTGGAGGTAGTGTTAGTGTTTCTTCTATCAGTAAAAATGTTGTAGGTCTTGGAATTCTTACTACAGTTAATATCAATTCGGCTGGCAATACTATTTTTGCTAATACTGATGTTATTACTATTTCAAATGTAGCAGTAAATGCTATATGTAATATAGTATCAAATTCTACTGGTTATATTGCAAGTATCAGTGTAGTCTCCGCTGGATTTGGTTTTAGTGATTCAGTATCTCCAGTTATTTCAGTAGCAAACGCTTCTGGTGGTAACGTTAGACATGTAAATTCAAATATAATCACTGAGACTACTGCTTCAGCAAATGGAAGAGGATATTCAAATGATGATTATGTAATCGTTTCAAGCACAAGTGCAACGATTAACGCTCAAGCCAATATTACCACCAATTCTATTGGCGGTATTACATCTTTGCTTATAACGAATAGCGGTAAGAATTTCAATCTAAACGAAATTGCAACTATTACTATCACCGCAAATGGTGTTGGTTATGATTCCACTGTTAACAATCAATTAGCATTTAGTGGTGGTGGTGGGACTGGAGCTATTGCAACATTTGGTAATACTTCAACTGGTGCGATTAGTAGTGTCACTTTAGTGAACCCCGGAACTGCTTATACATCGACTCCCACTGCAAATGCAATTGGAACATCACCATCTGTGGTCGCAACCTTTTCAGTAAGAATGCAATCAAATGGTCTTTCTTTAACGATTGCTAACAGTTCTGGTGGATATTCGAATGGTGCTAAAGTAATTAATGCTACTGTAATTTCAAA